ACTAACGCATATGCGTTACACTAGAAATGTAGATAAGAGATAACCCATTTGAAAGGATTTGACCAACATGAACAAAAACGAAATTGCACACAACATTACAGGAACTTATGAAGTATCTAGAACAATCGCTGTAAATTACAAAATCGACTATGTTGAAGGTCAAATCATTACTCTTGATAAAGCTGAATCTTGGACAAAAGCTGGTATGTTCACACCTGAAACATTTGGCGAATACGAATACACTTTTATCCCTGAAAACAAAGTTGCTGGTCACGAAGTCGATTACGACAACGAAGAAGAATGTTACGAACTTGGTTGCGAAGACTGTGATCAAGAGTGTGAAGTGTTATTGCCTGCCGGAACAAGATTCGTTATTACAAGAGTTGCTACTGATTTAGATTTCGAAGAAATGGGTTACTACGAAATCAATATTAAATTCATTTAGAAAGGACGTTAACTATGCAATACTCCGTTTATCGATTTATTGAAGATGATCTAAAGACAACACCGAATAAATTTGCTAAAGCTATTGGATCAAAACAATCTACTTTTTCAACATGGAAATCTCGGGAAAAATCTGTTAATGAGCTTCCAATCCAACTCTTAGTTGATTTAGTCGCTGAATCGGGACTTCCGTATGAAGAAGTCATTAACAAGCTAATGAAATACGAGATTGACTACGAGACTGAAAAAGCTGGGATTGATCTCAATGGGTAAATTTATTGATCTATCAAATCAACGCTTTGGTCGCCTTCTAGTTATTGAACGAAACGGCACTGACAAATATGGTCATGCCACCTTTCTTTGTAAATGTGAATGCGGAAACGAGAAAACCGTCGATAGCGGTTCACTACGAAACGGACTCACCAAATCATGCGGTTGTCTTCAAGCAGAGAAAGGTCCTCCTGCAATCAAAGCACGGCAAGTAGTAAAAAATGGGATCAAGCCATCTTACTTCCAAACTGATAAACCACAATCAAACAGCCAATCTGGTGTTCGTGGTGTTGTTACTTACAAGCAAGCGGGTAAACTAAAATATCGAGCTGTTCTTACTGTGAATGGTACTGTTTATCAAAAGGCTGGTTTCAAAACGATTGACGAAGCTGCTGAATATCGTAAATATCTAGTACAAAAATATTTACCTAAAGACTAGCCTAGCTGGTCTTTTTTCTACGTGATAGCCCCAGTTAACGTAGCTTTTTTACTAGCTTTTTAGTAAACGGATTCCGTTCATATAATTCTCTCGTTGCAATATTAATGACGATCACTACGCCGTTGACTTCAGCAGAATAATGCACGTCATCCCACTGCCTATATTTTCTAAGCCGCTGATAGCCGTACTCAGCAGCTATCTCGCTGATTATTTTTCTTGGCATAGGCTATCCAATCCTCAAATCTTCTGATTTTACAAACATGCCGTTGATCATTTTCCCGTCTCGACCTTCTATTTCGCCATACGCGCTCAAAACACACTCGTATATGTCCATGTCGTTCTGCAAAGCTAAATTGAGTAACGCAATAACCGAATCGCCTATCGCATCTCTGAGGGCATCTTTATCGTCTCTGATGACTGCTGCCGAAACTTCGCCGATTTCCTCAAAAATTTTTAACATCTGCTTTTGTGGATCAGCTTTATCGATTCCGCGCTCTTTCGACCACGCTTCAATCATCTGTATTAGTTCGTCCATCATGTTCTCCTAACTTTTTTCGTACGTATTTTCGGATTCAAATTGTATTTCCTCCGACAAAACGCGATCACTTTAAAATCCATTTTTAATTCGTCTCGAATTTCTTTGCTTAACTTCTTTTCAAGCAACATCTTTACGACAGCAGCCTCTAAACCTGGGCGTTTGTCTAAATAGCGTTGATACTTTTCATCGTCGCTCATTACAACCGGTTCACGATATTCGATAATTCCCAGCAATTCATCCCGACGTTTTACTTTTTCTGGATCATTGAACCACTCTGGATTTAGTTCCTCGTCAGTTAGCATAAAAAGTTCACGTCTAGCCTGTCGTTGTTCTGGTGTTTTCTTACGCCTCATGCGGTCACCGCCTTACGTTGCAATCGACTTCTGAGAAACGTGAGATAGTATTCAGCATTCGTCTTGCTGTAATCAACTTGCTTGGTGACATAGCGCATAATGTATCCTGCCATCATCAAGCAAAAACGATGTTCGAGTTCTTCTTCGGTACACTCCCTTCGAACCATTGTCCGTAAACGCTCAAAGTAGTCGCCTAGAAGTTCTTTCTCTTCATCGTCTTTTGCTGATTCGCCCAAGCGTTTGATGATTTCTAACCATTTCATGCGTTTTCCTCCAAACTGTCACTATAGGCTTTCAAAGCTACTACATCTCGATCATTCAGTCGCTTTTTGCTTGCGTATTCTTCGAGCGTTAAGTTCGGCGAAAAGCGGAGTTCCTGCTCGTAATACGTGTACAACGTTTGGCCGTAGTTTGTTACTTGCTTGAACGAGTTGCGGCTCTTAGTCTTATTGCTTGGCTTAGCATAATGACTTTCAAGCTGGCGCTTCACTTTCTCAACGGTATCTAATTGCTTGTTTTCCCAGCTTCTTAGCACAGCGTCAAGATATTTATAGCTTCTAGCGCCATGCTTCAACATGTCATCAATCGCTAAAATGATAATTTCGTCCTGACCTCCAAAGTCATTTACCCAATGCTGAATGGATTGAGTAATGAATGGTGCTTCTGCTGGGTTGACTTGATTGAGCCAATAACGCACAGCACTATCTTCTGAATTTTTAGTAATACTAGTTTCAGAAGCTTTAGTTTTATTTACTTTAGTTTTATTTACTTTACTTTGTGGATTAATGTCTACATTAACTCCCTTTACTTGTGAGTTATTGTCAGCATTAATAACGTATTGTGTTGGTTTTGGCATTTTCCTTCTTTTCGTTGCTTCAAAATAGTTGTCTTGGATTTTTTTGCTGGTCAATACCTTAGCCGAGTTAAACAGGTCTTTATTAAAAAATTCCCATGTAACTAAGCGGTTGACAACTTGCTCTAACAAATCCTTGCTGGTGCCCGGTAGTCTTTTCAAAAGTTTAGCTTTGGTCAGGTCATTCCATACAACGAAGTATCCTTTTTCATATACCGCGCATAACAGTTTGATTACTGCAAGCTCACCTTTGATACCAAATTCACCAGCAATGGCTTCTATTTTTTCATCTTCAAAAATGTGAACATCAAGAGGAAAATAATCAAGACCGTTCTTTGTTGGTCTTGCCACAGCTTCACCTCCAATTCAGAGGGAGAATTATCTCCCTCGTTATTTAAGTGGTGGCTTTGTATCATCAAATAAAGCCGTCTGTTCTTCTGTTTGATCATTTGATTGATCAATAATAGGCTCCGCTTCTTTTCTTTCAGAGCCATCTTCTATTTCTGTCTCAGAAATGATGCTGCCATCTTCTGTAACATCATTAACAATCGTTTCGTCAGTAATCGTCGCTTTCTGCATCTCAATAGATAATATTCCCCATTTAGAAAGCATATTTCGTAATACTGTCTTCTTGGCCATAGCATCGTAATCGTTTTTCCATCCAAAATCTGATTTGCTAAACTTCTGTTTGTGCCGTTCGATTTCTTGCTTCGTCCAATAAACAGTCTTTTTGAATCCGTTTAGTAACTCAAAATATCCTACATAACCGATTACCTGATTTGACTGTCGTCCGCTTTGATCAAACTCAAATTCTTCTGTTAGACGATTCCAACCTTTCAATTCACCTTCATAGACTTCAATCACATTAAGTGCTTTATACTGTCCTGATCGTTGGGCTAATTGAATGTATCCTTTGTATCCGAGCTGAAATTGAGCTTTTCCACGATAAGGAACGATCCATGCATAACCTAAATTTTTATCTACAGGTAAATCTAATGATGCTGCTACCATTGCACTAGTTATAATGCTCATAGGTTCTACTGAAGATAAATAGGAATCATTGCTTACTAAATTAAGAACACTGGCCATAAAACCATCTGACTTATCTTTTAATACATCTTCAAATTTTTTTCGCATCGTCGGCGTATTCATTAATGCTTTCAGACCCAATTTGCTTGGATTAACTTGCTTCTGACTATTTTCTGCAAGCTGATTTTTTAACGAACTGTTCGTTGCCATATTAGCCAATCTCCTTTTCAACTAATTTTTTATAACTTGATATTTTGTATATGCTGGAATCATTTGCAACTTCAGGGTATTTCTCAGTCAATAGTTTCTTGTCTAATGTCATTCTATTTTGTTGTTTCCAAGAGATGACATGTTTAGGAGAAATCCCTATTACTGCATTCCTTTTCCCTAGCTCTGATTTAATTTGATTATCAATTTCTTGTATTTGGATCTTGATTGATTTTTCAGTTTCTTTTAGTTGCTTTTTACTTTCAATTAATTCATCAAAATGATTTGAAAGAGTAATTTCGTTCAATCCTTCTTCGTTATAATGAGCATTCAAGAATTTTTTAGTGGCATCACTGCCATCAATAGATGGTTCTATGCCTTTAATTACATTTTCTTCCCAAAATCCAATTAAGCGTTTGGTGATTGAGTCAATCAATTCTTGATCTCGTTCAATGCGTTTCCAGATGAATTTTTGACCACCGATCAATACAGCAAAATAGCAATAATCTCTATCAAGAACATTCATATAATGTTGTACTTGACACAGATAACTAAGCGGGACTTCCTCACCATCCCATTCTTTGCTAAGAAATTGATTCGCTGTTTTGCACTCCAATATCGCTTTTTCTCCTACTACATCACGATCAATATTCGCTCTAAGAAATGGATATTCTGGATGTTCAAATACTTGATTACGCCGACGGACTTTTTTTCCAGTCCGCACGGCGAATTCTTTTGCTACAACCTCTTCCAAAACCGTTCCCCAATAAGCTGGCTCGCTGTCTGATTCAGATAATCCAACCTGTCCTGTTTTTTCTAACCAAATTTGATAGGCAGATTTCCATTTATTTAATCCCATAATGGCTGCTACATCTGAACCGCCTATTCCTTTTCTGCGGTCTAACAACCAATCTATACGAGCCATTTTCATTATTGAACTAATCATCAGCCCATCCCTCCATGTTCTCTGGCTTATCTTCTGCCCCTGATTGAGTAACATTTATGAAAACGTGGTTATCAGGATCAGCCATTGCAGTGTCATAATCGAAACTCATTCGAATTCACCTTTCCTAATACGTTCAAGGACATCTGGAATATCGTTTACATTATTAAGAACAAAGGTATGATCGGGCATAGTTTTCCCCGTTTCCATCCCCAATGCCTCTAATCCTGCATTCCTTAATAGTTTCACGGGAACCAGTAACTTGTTGTCTAATTCACTTTCTTGAATCGCTAAGAGTGCAGCTACATCGGGTAATCCACCAACAAGCAGTTGTAAAGCATTCGCTTCTTTATGGAGTGTACAAAGTGCTGATACACCTTCCTTTTCACATTCCCGTTGTAATTCCTTTAACATTCGTTGAATTTTCTCGTTAATCATGTTATTCTCTCCTTAGATAGGTAATCCTTTTATTCGCTCGCTTATGATCGTTGAATCAGGGCGAGTTTTTGGGTTACGCAATAATTGTTAAACTTCCACTATCAATCAATTCTTTTAATTCATTTACTAAATACTGACTCACGTTTTCCATTGCTTCGTGCTTCCAAATGCCGCCATCAGCTTCAAATAGAGCACATTCACCCAGTCTATTAATTCTAAAAACAAAAGGACTGGATGGTTGTTCCACTTCTAAAAATGTCCGATATGGTCTCAATTCTGCTGGGCTTGGTACTTCTGCTTGCATAAGCGTCGCTGCACCTTCTTTAACAGTCACCGTTTGAGAAATTCCGTTGTCTGTTAAATCGCCGCCACCTTCAATTCGAATAGAACTTGCACATGCCAAAATTGCTTCTGCGTCAAGATCACGTTGGATTAATGATTGAACATTGATAATAAAATCTTCGGAATTCATGAAACGACCATACGGAAATTTATCTAGCAACGCTGTTGCTTCAATTACACTTTCACGTTTTCGATCATCGTCCAATTCAGAATAAATCACTACTTTTGTTGGGCCTTCTACATGCAACAATAATTTTTTATCATTCTCCATCGAACGAAATTCTGATTTCATATAATCAACCAAACCTGATAAGGAATTAACCTCCAATGGTTCCGCTCTTTTTATTGGACTTAATTCAGCTAGTGTTGCCTTGTTCCGATCATAGAAAGTTTTCCCATCTTCATAAAAAATTACATCTTGTTTTTCCCGAAGCTCAACTGCATACTCTAAAGCTTCTCTACTTGTTTCTGTCATAAAAGATCACTCCTAATTCGTTTTAAATTTTTTTATTTTCTCAGTTTCTTGGATTTTTTCAATCTCAGTAACTGGCGTTCCTTTATCATCTTTTAGTTCTGAATCTTCTGGATCAAAATACATTTGGCCTCGCTGTCCACTTTTCAATTCGTTTGTCACAACTTCACCTTTTGCATTTTTCCCAATAAGCACTCTTGAAGATACATTCTCTCGTGGCGCAAGTTTGGATTTAATTTGACAATCAAACACCATATCTTCACGATATTCATCAGATAAAACAGTAATATCAATTGTGATCTTTCGCTTCTTATCTGGGTCTGTATTTGGGTCTAAGATGTTTTTTGTTACCTGTTCCAATTCAAAATCGAACCGTTCTTGAAGCGCTCCTTCGTTCAACTCACTCAGTAAAACTCTGTTTTTAACCAATTACTCCTACCTCCTATTTAAAAAATGTGATATACTTCCGTGTAGATAGACTTATTAACCTTTGCTTACTTCGGTTGCGCCCGAGGTAGGCTCTTTTGTTGTTCATACTCGAACTCTGCCATCAAAAGTAAGTAGCCGCCACCTCCAGCAATTAAAATGAATTTGATCCATGTAGGCGTTACTCCTGTCGCTGCAGCTCCGACTCCGAACATTGTAATAAGTAGCAATAGTCGTCGTAGCCAATAGATTTTTTTCATTTCCAGTTTCCTTTCTGTTGTATACTTTCCTTATCAGCAGGTGGCCTGCTGAAATAACTGATAAGGCGGTGAAAATTATGAATACACACGATAAAGTGGGAAGGTACGGTTTTGATGTTGAACCAAATCATCTTGCACATGATTTAACTTTGCTCAAATTATCAAAATTAGATATCCCATCTGATGATTGGCAGCTTTATGATTTGTACACAGAAACCTACCATTCTCTTAAAGCTATAATCGACGATAAAACTAGATACGATAGTTCATTTAAGACTAACCTCTAAAAGGAACTGCCTCCATAACCTTGTATTCATCTGGAGCCGGCACTTTCTTGATCCAGTATTTCCCTGTATAATGCTGGGCTTCATTTGAATACATGCTAATATCTGGGCATAATAGATGTTTTCCCTTAACATCAAAAATTCTACTTAAGCCAAAAGTTTGTTCATCTGCCTTTACTACAAATCCAATCATTTTCCCGGAGACTTCAATACAATCGCCTTCTTGAAAAAATCCTTTACTTTGTTTTCCTTCCATTTCTCTCACCTCATTTCTATCTACCTATTTAAACGATGCTGGATACCTTCTAATTCCTGATGAAGCTGACTAGCTAATTCTTGCGAATTGATATTTCCAGAAATTATTTTATTTCCATCTATCGTTAAATTAGGTTGAATATTTGGTACCTTTTTCTCCTTGCTACTCGCAATAGCTTGGAGCAATTCTGCTATTTCTTGTGGCGTTGCTTCAATTTTCATTTTTTTGTTCCTCCTTACTGTTAACTCTTTGTGTTATAATTTATAAAAACGAAATGAGGTAAATTCATTATGGATACTCTTAAAAAGTGTTTTTTCATCACTCCAATGGGTAAGAAAGATTCTGAAAGCGATTTGCGTTCAAAACAAATTATTAAGAATCTGAATCAGCTGTTCGCTAAAAATGATGTTTTTATCAAAATTCAAAGAACCGATCAATATAATCAAACTGGTGTAATGACCGATAATATCCATAACCAAATTAAAGAATCTGATTTGGTTATTGCTGACTTAACTCGCAATAATCCAAACGTGGCATACGAGCTTGGGTATGCAAATGCCTTCAACAAACCAATTATCCAAATTTGTTCAACTGACGCCTTTCAATTGTCTTCCGACTGGCGCCACATCTACACACTGGACTATAGTTTGGAAAATGAATGTGCTAATTTTCAGTTCGAACAAGAACTTCTGGGGGTTATCAAGGGAATCAATTTCGACCCCAATTACACTCCCGTAACTCCTACTCTAGGATTTGTAAGTATAGGAGATACTGATGATTAACCGCGATCGACAATTCCTTTAGCGTACCCTTGTAAATAGCTTATTTGTACACCTAAGTTGGAACGTTCTTTATCAGTCATTCCACTTTTTTCTCCTAAGCCATTCAAATAAAAACAAATACCAACTAATAGATTCATACAATCCTCTACAGAAGCATCATTTTCTTTCAAAAAATGTTCAGCTTCTGTTTTGCTTTTTAATACTTTTTTGTTAAATTCTGTCATTTTGGTTCCTCCTTCTCTGGTATACTCACTTTAGAAAGTGAGGTGAAAATTTATGAGTGAAATCCTAATACCAAAAGAATCTGAATATATCTTGACTGCGATATATAATGAATTCCTAAAGACTAGTAAGTTAACCAATCATTCGCTTGCAAATCCGTTGCTTCTGGTTCCCAGCACGGAATGAGCTTTTGTTCTACAGGTTCTCTAGGATCGTAAAGGATCATACAAGCGGATGTATTAGTAGGAATTACCCACAGCGCTTGATCTTCTTCTTGCCAAGACTTTCTCGTAATTGCTTTACCTTGCGGCATCGCTTCATCAATAGCCTCTTTTATATTCATGCTGTTGCCTCCTCTTCACCTCCTCGTGTAGTTGGTTCATTTTGTTGCCTCCTTTATTTTTAGTAGTCAGGCAAATCATCGAATAGTCTGTCTAAGAATAGCCGAATCTTTTCAGCGTCAAAAATCCATTTACCATCTGTATCTCTTTTAGCCAATTTGTTATTTCTTACGTATGGATCATAAACAATGTATTCCATTATCCATGCTCTCTTCCGTCGTGTGATTTTTTCCATATCGGCAATCGTTAACCACTCTGGACGCAAAAATTGGTCAAAGAGTTCTCTGATATACTCTTTTGCGTATTTTTCCATGTACTGGTTATCAAATTGGATATTGATGGATACAGGAATTTCCGGTTGTTGTATCATGTTTACACCTCCTGTTTTACATTTGCGTATTTTCGATCAATATCTAAAAAGTCCGCGATTTTCAACTTATAAAAATCTGCTTTTTCACCGCGCTGATAGCCTTCGATAATTTGACGAGCATAAACAGATGATGTACCGATATGTTCAGCAATGTCTTTCAACTGAATATGCTTGCGTTTCATCATAACTTCTGCCAATTCTGCAAAATCCGTCACATACATATGATTACCTCCTTCATTTAAATGGAAGCTAGTTAATAAATTAGCTAAAAATCGTTGACTTTTTTAAAGATATCTGTAGAATGAAGATATAGCTAAACAAGACTATAGAAAGTCCGTTTTAACCTTTTATCCGTCGCCAAACGTTGAGGTTAGTTGCTACACTATTCTTATGTCTTTTTTAAGC